CTGCAAGACGGGACAGCGAACAACTTTGACTTGACTGGCGTGAGCCTAACTGCGGGTCAGCTTTTAGGGGTGAACATATGATCCTGGCTGTGAGGAATAAAAGATGACCTATAATTTCACTAGAAACGCAGTAGAGGGAACCAGCCTTCATTTTACTCGGAACACTTCTGATTTGCCACTGGATAAGCTTAGATGCTTTTGGCGTCTTGATGGGGCAGGAACCACGGCACTGGACTCAATAGGGACAATGAATTTAAGGGCAGACGGAGGGGGTAGTTCACCGACTCGCGTGCAGTATAATTCTCAGTTTTTGAGCCTTAGTGCATCCCGCCCAGATGGCGTTGGCAATAGCACAAACTTCGGTGCGTACAATCATGATGCAAGTTACAATACAAGCCCTAACCCACCGGCATTCCTTGCGACAGGTGTTACACCATTCGCTTTTACGGGGTGGGCTCGCTGCTCCGATAGATCGACGTATTACCAGTCTATTTTGTCGCAATACCAATTCACTAACGTATCCGACGAGCTCGACCGGGTCTGTATGGCTCGACTTGTGCCAGGCGGAACTCTGGCGTTCATCGCCTGGTACGACACCTCGAACTACGACAGAGTAGTGACCACGGACACATTCACAGACGACACATGGGCATTCTTTGCATTTGGGTCTGACGGGACAAACTATTGGGTAAGTCTGAACGGGGGCACGGCAGTAACCACGGCTATATCATCGCCGGGGTTCAAGAGCGCGAGCACGCACCCTCTAAAAATTGGCAGGGACGCAACCAATGCTGCGCAGGCCTGGGGAGGTGAAATATGCGATGTGGCTTATTGGTACAATCAGGGGCTGTTCACAGCAGGACAGCTTGCAGACCTCTACAACAGCGGCAACGGCAACACGCTGTTAAGGGGATAAAAATATGAACATTGAAACAAATCTAAGCGCAAGCGCAATGAATAAAATAGTATCGTCCGGCGGGTCTCTTGGTGGGTCTCCTGCCGTGGGCGTTGTCACCTATGTCACGCTGTCTTTTGTGACAGCGATTACCAGCGGCGAGTGTCACGTAGCATGTGCAGCCGGCCTTGCACCGGGTGACTGGTTCACGTCCGATGCAGACGGCCTAGCTGTCAAAGTCACAACAGGCTTTGCGCTGGGCCGCATACTTTCTGCCCCCGTTGATGGGTTAGCTCTCGCCGTCATTGGCGCGGTTAATCTGTAATGCCTAAGTATTCAAACCGGTCTGCAATAAAACTTGCGGAATGTGACGAAAGAATCCAATGGGTCTTCAATAACGTTATTGAAACCTTTGATAATACGATTTTGGTTGGGCATAGGAATCAGTCCGACCAGGAAGAAATGTATGAAACTAATCGCTCGCAGCTACAATGGCCCGACTCGAAACACAACAAACTTCCAAGTCTTGCAGTGGATGCTATTTGCTATCCGATAGATTGGAACGATAGAGAACGGATTACGTTGTTTGCTGGATTCGTTTTAGGGACAGCCAAGCAAATGGGAATAACTTTACGGTGGGGCGGCGACTGGGACCAAGACTGGAAAACAGCGGATAATTCGTTTGACGATCTCGTTCACTATGAGCTTGTGGAGGAATAAAAATGGATGGAAACAAGAAGTTTTGGCAAAGCAAAAAATGCTTAGCCTACCTTATCTTGATGGCAGCAAGCACAGGCATCATCCTTGCTGCTATTGCGACAAGGCAAGCCACTGAAGTCATAAGAGAAGCAATATCAGCTTATGGTCTAGCTGTAACAGCTGCATCGGCTGCGTTGATAGGTGGGCAATCCTACGTTGACAGCAAGATCGCAAGGCCAGACAAATGAAAGCATTTGCTTGGCTGTCATCTTTGCTTGTAGCTTTTGTCGGGTTCTTCTCAATCAAGAAGAGAATCGAGGCAAGAGCGATTGCAAAACAGCACAGGCGATTAAATAAGGCCGTTAGGCTTGTAGAAAAAGAACTCAAGAAGAACGATCAAAAGATCGATGCGATTGCTCAAGCTAAAATTGAGACAATCAAAAAAGCAACTACTGAGATTCTGAGCAGACAAGCAACAGGTACAGATGCGAATGCATTGATCAAAAAGGTGAAGGGCAGCAGATGAATCTGACTAAGCCGGCGATCATAGCAATTCTTGCAGCCATGCCCAGCAATGCATCAGGTCAATGTCCTGAGTCGGGGCAGTTGAATGAATGTGAGCTTGCCCTATTTGAGACAGCAACCACACTTGACGGCAAACAAAAAGAGACGGCAACCATGCTCGGTGCGTGTCAAGCAAAGTTGTCAGTTAGGACAAGCACAGTCATCAGAGAGATCGTGAAACCATGCCCAGAGACAGAAGAGCCAGCGTTGAATGATTGGCAACTTGTGTTGACAACAGGCCTCGCTGGTTTTGTGATTGGGGCACTAGCTGCATTGCTTGCGAGTTAGGCCATGCCTACTCGAACAGAATGGGCTGAAGAGTTCGAGCACATAACAAGAATATTCCCCCAGCGCTTGGATGAGATAATGGGCAAGATGACCTATTCTCAACTGTCAATTTTATCTGGCGTTAGCTTGAGCACATTGGTGAACTGGAAGAACGGCAGAACAGTGCCTGACCTTTGTTGTCTAATTTCTGTCTGCAATATTCTTGATGCATCGATTGACTGGATAATCGGACTGGATGAAATAGCAATAAATGAACCTGAAGACAATGCCGAGGATGTGCAATCTGTTGTGTCTGACACGCAGCATAATGTGTACTACATGCAACTTCCTGGGGATGATGAGGAATAGCATTGCTAGTTTGATGGTGTGTCAAACAACTGGGCAAGCGCTGAACTTATAGAACATCAATCTGAAGAACTCGAACGGCTGCAAAGTATGGGCATGGGTCGAAGGCGGATTGCTAAATACATTGAAGAACTAACAGGCAGAGGCTGCAACCCTGGGACAGTGGGCATTGCACTAAGCAAGATCGGGCTACACTCGCCAAGAAAAATGGCAACCCGGATTGATATCAAGGAAGAGCCTTTGGAGTCTTGCGAGATGCCGATCGATGAGCTTATTGAATCGCGTATTCAGGCAAGCCAGCGGAAAATAAAAAGCACAGCAAAACACAAGAAAACTATTGAACTACCTGCTGAGCCTGTTGGTGTGGTTGTGTTTGGAGATGTCCATATTGACAACGACGGCTGTGATTTCAAATCGCTGATGAGTCATGTGAGATTGATTCAAGAGACGGAAGGAATCCTAGCTGTCCAGATTGGGGATATGCAGGACAACTGGATAGGACGCCTTCAACGTAATTTTGCAGACGCAAGCATTACAGCGTCAGACGGTTGGAGGTTATCCGAGTGGCTGCTTGGCAGCGGTGAGAATGACGCGGGTCTTCAGTGGCTCGCACTCATTGGGGGCAATCACGATTCATGGGCCAATGCTCCGGGATTAGACCCACTGTCTTGGCTATCTAAAAGATGTGGCATCATTGCATATGCGCCTGACGAAATAAGACTAACTCTGACATGGAAAGGGCATCCCGATCTTGACCCAATCGTATGGATTCTGAGGCATCATTTCTCGGGGCAATCTTGGTTTCATCCGACCCATGGACCACACAAAGAGGCGATGCTTGACGGCGAGTGCCATGTGACGGTGGCTGGCCATATCCATCAATGGGGTGAACTCACAACAGAGCAGAGGCACGGGAGAATCAACACAGCGCTCAGGGTTAGAGGATACAAGCGTGCAGACTCTTACGCAAAAATGAAAGGTTTTTATGAGCAGGACCATGGCGAGAGTTGTCTAGTTGTGCTTGACCCGTTCGCAGATGGGCCGGGAAGAGTCACAACATTTTGGGACTTAAAGAGAGGGTGCGAATTCTTGACGATGCTTAGAGGCCGGCAATGATTCCTTTTCCTAGGTACATCAAGCTCGGTGGACACACGATCAAGGTTGTCCGGGTGTCTGGATTGATTCAAGAGCACAGCGCCTTCGGCATGTGGGATGAGAACTCATTGTCGATTAGTGTGGATTCAGGTCTGTCAACTTCTCTTGCATGGGAGACCTTGCTGCATGAGTGCATTGAGGGAATCAACAGCCATGCAGAATTAAACCTTGAACACCACAAGATTCAATGCCTAGGGCTTTTGCTTCATCAAGCGCTGTGCTCAATGCTTGAGCGAGGTCAGAGGGGGTGATCAAAAATGTACTGGTTTGTTATTGTCTTATTGGTTTGGCTTTGGGTTGTGGCCCGGACAGAGGAGTGATCACTGATGAAAAAAACAGTCTTCATCTTGTACCATTCGTGTGTACTTATTTTAGACTCCCCATTTCCGAATTATCCGAATGCTTCATTGCTTGTCCTTCGTCTCTTCATGCCGCCCATGACATTGAAGAATTTACCGCAAGCCTAGAATGCACTCATCCCAGATACTCATTGCTTCAATGCAGGATTGATTTTTGATCGTCTCGAAAAATATGCATGATGATGTTGCCCTGAGAACTCTTAAAGAATTCGTTGGTCAATCCGGGTTGCAGGACAGAAGAAATCTTTCATTATCTGCATTGTCAAAACTTGTAGGAGTTCAGCAAATCCTAAATGCAAAAGACAGGTTAGAAGTTTCACCAACAGTTAGGGGCGAACTAGACAGGCTGATGACCGAAATCCTTACTTGCGTTGATATCGTTCTAAGCAATCGCTAAGCAGTCAGTCACATCTAACATCTAGCTTTGCACAAATCCTAGCTTGAGATAGTTGAACCTTGCCTAGGCCAATTCTTAGCTCCTCATTCATGCGCCTAATCTCTTCGTTTGTCCTCTGCGATCTCAGCTCATGCCGTTGACTTTTAGCCGTCACATCGCCTTCTAGGCGTCCCAGACGGTATCTGGCCTCACCTACCGCAGCAGCACCACCAACTAGCAGCATGACAAGCGGCCAATAGGTAATGATTGATTTCAAGGACGAAGCGGCTGCCATGCTCTAACCTAGAGCGATTTCGCTAGATCTGGCAAGCATTAGGTGTTTCAGCGGGCAGAACCCCTAAGCACAATAAAAAGCATTTATTTTCTCTTTTTTGCCTTATTTAGCTTTACTCTCCATCTTACGTACGTAAGCTATGTGCAGGAGAGGCAAGCACAATGGAACAACTAAAACAACTCAAACACACAACAGTCATGCAGTACACATCACGGAAGGCCTGGAATGCGGTACTGAAACGGTCAGACGAATTTCGTCTTGATGCTGCCGGAATCTTTCGAGCAGTAGGCAATGGCGCATTCTTCTTTCATGCCAGTTACTCTTTCGACAAGAAACTGGCAATTCAAGCGCTGATGGATATCGAAGCAATCGACCTAAGCCCTGCTGATGCATATCGGCAGATAATGGGTGGGTGCTAGATGGAAGACCTGGATTACCACCAATGCAAAAGAGCGGATTCCTGGGAGGAGTATGACGCCCAAGGTATCTACATTTGTCGCGTCTGCGATAAATGCGAGAGGGCAAAGCTGTCTCAATACCGCCCTGAGATTCTTCAGGGGTATGGTCAAGCTGACGTGAGTGAGCCAATCGAGGAAGAGGAGATATGATGAGCATACAAGACAAGAATCTAAAATGCCCTAAGTGTGGAGCATGGGCCCTTCATCCGTTTCTGAAAATACCAGGAACCGATCAACCCAGAGTTTTGATCTATCAGAATCGGCGGCCTGGGGTGCATCAGTGCTTAGTCTGCTCAGGATACTACCGGCCGGTGACTTTCGATGATGCCTGGGAAAATCACGACGAGAGTCTAGGCTGGTTTGATGCAGAAGAACCAGAAGACGCAGAAGGCGATGCAGCTGAGGGAATCCTGACAGACATGCAGACGCTAGTATTCAGATGGTTCAGTCAATTCATCCCGGCAGAAGATGCACAGGAAGTCACTTCTCAGATTATGAGCAGACGCAAGCTATTGAATGCGACAATCGACATGATAAGGGAGGAAGATGAAACACGTTAGGGATACGAGTATCAGAGCATGGTCAAAGGCAGACACAAAAGTATCTGCTGTAACACTCGGTGAAAGGGTCTTTTGTTTGCTGCAGAATCAAGAGGCAACAGGGGCAGAAATCAACCGAGAGCTTGAGAACAACCATGCTCATAAGAGGCTGAGCGAGTTGAAGCGAGGCGGGTTGATTGAAGAGACAGGCAGAAGAATTTGCGCAGTCTCGGGCAATGAAAGCTATGCATGGCGAGCAATACCGGGAGGGATTTACACGGCAGAAAAACCACAACATACACCTTACAAGCGTGAGGATTTAGAGGTAGGATTCAGGCAGCTAATCTATCTCGTACAAATAGCAAAACGAGAAATGGGGTACGAGATGCCTTGTGAACTGGAACAGCTGGGGAGGATGCTAAGAGAAAAATACGGCAGAAAAAAAGACGCATAATCAAAAGACTATGCGCCAGCTATTTGGTGGGCAAGCACCGGAACAGCAATTCCATTTTGCTGCTATCCGGTCATCGATGTCAAGCTGGCGCTGATAAAGGAGCAGAAGAAATGGTTTTCAACTTTGACGACCTCACGCCCGAGATGATTCTGGTGGAGGGAGAAATCAATGAACTAGAAGAAAAAAGAAGTATGAAACAATACGGCCTAGAGGGGCTTTATGATACCGGGTTTATGTATCAAGACAAACGGCAAGCACAAGGAGAACAGAAAATGAAACTACCAACCAAGAAAACAACATCAACAATCGACGTTGCAAAATTACGTGTGACGATGCACGGACCACCAAAGATCGGCAAGACCACAACACTAAGCAAGATTGATGACATGCTCATCATTGCAACAGAGGGAGGACACGACCACATCAGTGGGTTCATTCAGCCGGTGGATTCATGGACTGGATTTCTTGAAGTAGCAAAAGCAATAAGCAAGAAGGACCATGAATTCAAAACCATCGCCATAGACACGATTGACAACCTAGTCCAGTTTTGTCGAGAGCATGTGCTGACAGCAAACAAAGCAACACATGAGTCAGACTTACCATTCGGAAAAGGATGGTCATTAGTTGACGGAGAATTCAAGCGAGTATTTAGCAAGCTCACCAACATGGGCTTAGGTGTTTGGTTTATCAGTCACACGATTGAAAAAGAAGTCGAGAATTATCTAGGGAAAAAGTACACCAAGAAGATTCCTTCTCTGCCTAACAAGCAACGCAACTTTATCCTAGGCTTGAGCGATGTCATTCTATTCGCAGACATTGCCCAAAATGAAGACGGCAAGTATGAGAGAATCCTTAGGTGCCAGAATTCGAATGACTTCGAAGCAGGAGACAGAACAGGTAAGCTCCCGGCAACTCTGCCTTTAGATTACGGTGCCTTTGCGGATTGCTTTGAGACGGAAGAAACAGGTGGTCAATCTAGGTTGCAGCAGGCAAGGCAGCTGGTAGGCTCAGATGATATCACGCCGGCAATCGCGTTCACTCACATTGACGAGTTGAGACAAGCCGCACAACAGATGTTTGATGATGGTGCTGTATCTGAGTCTTTTTCTGGGTTCGATACGATTGAAATCAATACAGATGCAGACGCGGTTGATGCCCTGCTACATGCTCAAGAGTTGTTTGATACAATGGAGAAGGGGTTGCAAAATGAAAGGGGTTGAGTCGTGTGTTATCTGCAAAGAAATAAACCGGCGTGGTTTAGATCTTTACCGTCGCAGATTTGGATTGAGTTATATTTGGTTCAAGGACGAAGAGTTTGAAGACGCCCGGATTGTTCACGATGGCGATTGTTTTATAAAGGCCGAAGAAATATGGGCACCTGACGGGTTTGGGGTAAAGAGCAGAAATGTACAAGGATGGCCCCATGCAGAGAATGACCTGGACAACATAATGGAAGGCGAAGAAATGATGCCGACTGAAGACGGCAACAAGGAGGCATAAGAGATGGCAAGCATTAACAAAGTATTCTTGATTGGTAACCTGGGTGCAGACCCAGAACTAAGGCAAGCGGGGTCCTCTCCTGTTTGCAATTTCAGGATTGCAACTACCGAGGTTTGGAACAGTAAGCAAAGCGGTGAACGCCAAGAGCGAACCGAATGGCACCGAATCGTTGTTTGGGGTAAGTCAGCCGAGCATTGTGGCGAGTATCTGAAAAAGGGCAGGTCTTGCCACGTTGAAGGAAGACTGCAAACCCGCGACTGGGAAGACAAGGAAGGGAACAAGCGCTACACCACTGAGATAGTTGCAGACCGTGTAACCTTCTTGGGTGGTCGGGATGATGTTGATCATCAAGCCGCAAGCCATGCAGACAAGTACGCAAGCCCAGGAAGGGCAACAGCTAATTTATTTGAGGCAAAAGCTAAACCATTAGCGGATGATGATATACCATTTTGAGCATGAATCATAAGTTGCTTGTTAAAGCGCTTCTTGTCAGCGAGTCTAACAAAAGAGAACACTGGGCAAGCAAGGCAAGAAGGAAGAAAAAGCAAAGGCAAGCGACTCGCAATGCGTGGTTAGTTTCAGGACGGCCGGCAATCACCGGACCTATCAGCTTGAAGCTGACACGCATTGTTCCCAAGAGGAGATTCATCCGAGACTATGACAATCTCGTAGGATGTTTCAAAGCAGTGATTGACGA